GGTACTACGATTGCCGCGACTTGTGATGTGTTTGTCTACGGCTATGACCTCACCTTTTTACCCTAATTCGTGAGTGAATAAAGAAAAGCCGCCTACAAAATGGGTGGCTTTTTTTCGTTTTGATATACAATAATCTTCAAAGGAATCCACCATGTCCAAAACTACGATTACCCGTGGCAATTTGTTGAGCAGTTCCATTGCCCAATTGACACTACCAAGCACTACTTTTTCCACAACAACCACCGAGGTGACGATTTCATGCCCCGGCGTGAAAACAACCGATATGATCAACGTCACCGTTGATGCGGCGATGACGGTTGGTGTGGGCGTGGGCAATGCTTACACAAACACGGCCGATCAAATCACCGTGCGTTTATTCAACCTAACCGGCACATCGGTGACACAGGCCGCCGCCACGTTGTTGGTTAATGTGAAATCGCCCGAAGATAGCCCACTACCTGCTAATGTGGTGTAAACATGGCCAGTTCAACCGTTCAACGCAATGCTGGTTTGACCTATTGTTTTAGCGTTACAAGTAGTGCCCATTCAAGCACATTGATTGACGATACAACAAACGATCAAATCAACTATTGTTCATTTCTAAACACCGGCGCGGCACCAATAGCGGTTAAATTCGCTAATTATTCACCATGCCCCGCCGCAACGTTTCCAAGTGATGGCACGCCGGGGGATTATGTTTTGCCCGCGGGCATGACATCACCCATCATCTTAGCAACGCCCACAACGCCCTTTTACATGACGGCAATTAGTAATAGTGGCACCGCGGGTTTGCTATATGTAACGGCCGTTGGCGATCAAAGTTAAGGAATAAGCCATGACAAATCAAGTTGCCTCAACCGTAACTACGCAAATAGTGCCCGTGCAAGGGCAATTTGATTCAAATGGTAATTGCTTGGCGTTGATTGGGCCGGGGGGCGTGGTTTTCTACGCCCCATTTCCAACCACTATCACCACAACCAACATTTACGCAACAAGCCAAATTGGCTATGCAAGCGGAAATTATGGCACCGTAACCCAAACAAACAACAAAACCACGGGTGTGACAATCAACACATCTAGTGGCCAAATCGTCACCGCCAATAGCCAATTGGCCCCAAGCGCACAAGCGGTTTTCACGGTTACAAATAGCCAAGTAAGCGCAAATGACAATGTAATTTGTTCGATTGCAAGCGGCGGCACGCAAGGCGCATACAATGTGTTTGTTGCCGGAATTGCCAATGGATCGTTTGTCGTGGTGATCAAAAATAGCACCAACAATGCGTATTCTGAGGCGGTGACAATTAATTTTTCTATTTTGCACACAAATAGTTAAGGGATAGAAATGGGAACATTAGTCTTTCAAGCCGCACTTGGTGGGCAAGTATCCGTTACGGGCCCAAATACGGCATCAAGCTATACCATAGCGGTGCCAACGGTTAACGGCACATTTGTAACCACTGGCGATAGCGGCACGGTTACCAACACAATGTTGGTCAATAGTAGCACCACTATCAACGGCACCACGATTGCGTTGGGCGCAAGTGGCACGGTGACGGCCGCCAATCCTAATGCTTTAACGATTTCAACCGGCCTAACCGGATCATCCTACACCGGCGCATCCGCGGTAACCATAGCAATTGACACATCGGTGGTGACCACGCTAACCGGCACGCAAACGCTAACAAATAAAACACTAACAAGCCCAATCATTTCCACGATATCCAACACCGGCACGCTAACATTGCCCACAAGCACGGATACATTGGTTGGGCGGGCAACAACGGATACGCTAACAAACAAATCAATTAGCGGATCAACCAACACACTAACTAACATTGGAAATGCGGCACTAACCAATTCCACGGTGACGATTGGATCAACAAGCGTTGCTTTGGGTGCCACGGTAACCACGTTTTCGGGCGTGACATTGACAAGCCCAACATTCACCGCGCCGGCCCTTGGAACGCCCGCTAGTGGGGTTTTAACGAATACCACGGGCCTACCCATTAGCACCGGCGTTTCGGGGCTAGGAACGGGCGTTGCCACATTCTTGGCCACACCATCTAGCGCAAATTTACTAGCCGCGGTCACCGATGAAACCGGCACCGGATCATTGGTGTTTGCAACAAGCCCCACGTTAGTAACACCGGCTTTGGGCACGCCATCAAGCGCAACATTGACAAATGCAACGGGTTTGCCAATTAGCACGGGTGTTTCGGGCCTTGCAACGGGTATTGCAACGTTTTTGGCCACGCCATCAAGTGCCAATTTAGCGGCCGCTTTGACGGATGAAACGGGAACAGGCGCAAATGTATTTGCCACATCGCCAACATTGGTAACGCCTATATTGGGCACACCAACTAGCGGTAACTTGGTAAACACAACGGGCTACACAACCGCCAATTTATCGGGCACGATCACTAACGCGCAATTGGCCAATTCAACGATTTCCGGTGTTTCATTGGGCGGTAATTTGGCCAATTTAACGGCCGGAACAAACGTCACATTTAGTAGTGGAACAACCTACAACGGTTCAACTGCCATTACAATTAGCGCAAGTGGCGGCGGCAGTAGTTCACCATCAGCTTATGCTTACTCTTGGTTTATTTCAAGATAAAGGAAAACCATGTTAATTTTAGATGCAACAACCAAATCAATCGTGGTGGCCATGTCAGGCGCGGCCGCCACAACAAACCCATCTTTTGTTAGTGCTTGGTCAGACGATACCGGCACGGCGTTTACTGAGGGCGAAAACGATGGCGCATTGAATGGCACCACATCGGTTAGTTTGGTTGCCGCACCGGCCGCATCCACAAGGCGTTTGATTAAGACTATTTACATATCAAACACGGATACGGCCGCGGTGACAATCACCGTTAGCATGAATAACAATTCAACATTGCGCCAAATTGCCAAAGTAACGCTAAATGTTGGCGATACTTGGTCAACGGATGGCACAACGGATACATACGGCGCATTGAAACAAACATTAGGCACTATTAATCTTTCAAGTGTCACCGGCACTTTGGCGGTGGCTAATGGTGGAACGGGCGTGACAACATCAACCGGCACTGGTAGCGTTGTTTTGGGCACCACGCCCACACTAACAACACCGGTTGTTACCGGATACACGGAAACCGCACCGGCAATTGCCAATTCAAGCACCGCGGTTACTTTAAGCCTAGCAAGTGGCACGGTTTTAAGCTATACGCTAACCGGCAATTGCACATTCACAATGCCAACGGCCACAAGCGGCACATCATTTATTGTTAAGTTAATTCAAGATGGCACCGGATCACGCACGGCCACATTTACGGGCGTTAAGTGGCCGGGCGGCACGGCACCCACGATAACAACCACGGCATCAACGGGCGTTGATGTTTTAAGTTTTGTGTGTATCAATTCAATTTGGTATGGCACCGCGGCACAGGCGTTCGCATAATGTTTGGCGCACTAGATTTTTTATTCACCGGCGTTTCTAAAGCTGGGGTTTCTGCTACTTATTTGTTAGTGGCGGGTGGTGGTGCTGGTGGACTTGGGCAAGATTCAGGTGGTGGCGGTGCGGGTGGATATTTATCTAATACGTTAAGTGCCGCTTTAAATACCGCATACACAGTCACAGTTGGTGCGGGTGGTTCATCTTCTGCATATACAGGCTCTAATTCTGTTCTTTCATCTATCATTGCTTATGGTGGTGGTCAAGGTGGATCGTTAAATGGAAACGGAAACTCTGGTGGATCAGGTGGTGGAGGTGGTGGTGCAACAACCACAACATCTGGCGGTGCGGCAACCCCATCGGGCCAAGGAAATGCTGGTGGATCAGGAGCATCAACTTTCCCATCAGGCGGTGGTGGTGGCGCTGGGGCAGTAGGTGGATCAGCCGTTGCCGCACCAAAATCAGCAGGGTTGGGTGGTAATGGATTAGCCAATAGCATTACTGGCTCATCTGTTTACTACGCTGGTGGCGGCGGTGGCGGTGGTTATATTGGTGCTGGTGGTGGTTCAGTCTCTGGTGGATTGGGCGGTGGTGGAAACGGCACAACAGTATCAGGCACAACAGGAAGTAATGGAACTGCAAACACTGGTGGCGGTGGTGGTGCTAATGGCGACTCTACTGCTGGAGGTGCGTTGAGCAATGGTGGCTCTGGTGTAGTTATTATTTCTATACCCAAAGCATACATTGCTACATTTTCTGCTGGTGTAACTTATACAGGTGCAGTAGTAGGTGCTAATCGTGTTTATACAGTTACCGCAACGTCAACAACATCTGAAACAGTTACTTTTAGCATTGCATCAACATTAAGTGCAATTTATTTATTAGTTGCCGGTGGCGGTGGTGGTGGAACAGATGCGGGTGGTGGCGGTGGCGCGGGTGGTGTTCTTACTAACACTGCATCAGTAAGTTATAACACCGCTTATTCTATTGTTGTTGGTGCTGGTGGGAATGGTAGTTTGTGGAGTCCGGCAACGCCATCTGTAAGTGGCAATTATTCCAAATTCACAAGTAGCATTACCGCAACTGGTGGTGGTGCCGCCGGTGGTGGAAATACTGGGGGTGTTACTGGAACCGCCGCATCAACGGGTGGTAGCGGTGGCGGTGGAGCTGGTTATGCAACAATATTTTCCGGCGCAAGTGGAACAAGTGGACAAGGCAATTCAGGTGGAAGCGGAAATACTGATAACACAACGTATCGTGCCGGTGGCGGTGGCGGTGGTGCCGGTGGCAATGGTGTTTCTGTTACATCCAATCAAGGTGGAAATGGTGGGGTTGGTTTTTCTAGTTCAATAACTGGAACATCTGTTTATTATGCAGGCGGCGGTGGTGGTGATACATCATCCGGTTATACGCCCGGAACTGGTGGTAATGGCGGTGGCGGTGGTGGTAGCACCGGATCAACAAGTGGTGTTGCTGGAACGGCAAACACTGGTGGTGGTGGCGGTGGTGGTGGTGGCGCTCCTAGTGCCGCCGGCGGCAATGGCGGTTCAGGTGTAGCTATCATTAAAGTGCCCGCCGGAACAGGTGTAACTTTTTCAGGTGGTGTAACATCTACAAGTAGTTCATCAGTCTCAGGTTACACAATTTACACAGTAACCGCAACATCAACAACGTCAGAAACTGTGACATTCAGTTAAGGAAAAACATGGCACACTTTGCAAAATTAGATGAAAACAACATTGTGGTATTTGTCACCGTGGGGCGTGATGAGGATAACGGCAAAGAAGATGAATTGTCAGCACGCACAGGTGATGTATACAAACAGACCAGTTACAACACAAGCGGTGGTGTTCACGCGTTGGGTGGCACACCATTTCGTAAAAATTACGCTGGCCTTGGATACACCTATGACGCTGGGCGAGATGCTTTCATTCCTCCCAAGCCATACGCATCATGGGTCTTGAATGAATCCACTTGTTTGTGGGATGCGCCGATGCCATATCCAACAGATTTGGGGACACCGGATGCGCCCAAACGATACACATGGAATGAAGAATCAAAAACATGGGATTTGGTTGCTTAATGGAATCAATTAATTTATCAACAACATTGGTTAACCAAATCTTGGCCTATTTGGCCACTAAGCCATTCCAAGAGGTTGCGCCGCTAATTGATGCCATCCAAAAAGAGGGGCAAAAGATTGCGCCCGATCAACACGTTGTAATTCCCGCATAAGGATAAATATGACCGCCCCAATCGACATTATTTCATCGGCATTGAAAGATATTGGCGCATTGGCGGCCGGTGAAACACCCGATCCCGCGGCGGCACAAGATGCGTTTGTGATGTTGAATCGGATGATTGATCAATGGTCAAACGAACAAATGATGGTTTACTATAAAACCGAAATTGTTTATCCGATCACACCGGGGCAAACGCAATACACCATTGGGCCGGGTGGGGAAATCGGTGCGGTTTTCACGGGATCAATTGTTAATAACGTTTTGACGGTTACCGCCATCACAAGCGGAGCTATTGCATTGGGGATGACACTTAGTGGCACCGGAATCACCGTTGGCACAAAAATCAATGGATTTGCAACCGGTGCGGGCGGAAATGTTAACGAATTAGGCACCTATTTGCTTAACATTAGCCAAAACGTGACAAGCACAACAATCAACGCATACTATCAACGCCCATTAAGCATTAATTCCGCTTTTGTTAGGATCAACACCAATTCCAACGGCGTGCCAATTATCAATGGCGGTTTGGATTATCCGGTGGCCGTGTTGAATCTTGAAAACTACAACATGATTGGTTTGAAAACGCTAAACGGCCCTTGGCCAAAGGCGGTTTATTATCAACCAAGCGATCCATTGGGAAACATCTTTGTGTGGCCAAATCCCGCGCAAGGTGAAATGCACTTGTTTTGCGACACGCTATTTAGTAGCTATGTAACAATCAATGATCCGATCATATTGCCCCAAGGCTATGAAATGGCGTTGGAATGGTGTTTGGCGGAAAGATTAATGCCATCGTATGGCAAAGCAAGCGCAACGCAAATTCAAATGGTTAATGCCTTTGCGGCACAAGGAAAATCAACGCTAAAAAGAACAAACATGAAACCGGTGCAAAATTCAACATATCCCGATGCGCTATTGGTATCAAGGGCGCGTGATGCGGGTTGGATTTTGTCGGGCGGTTTCTTTAGATAAGGACGCAAGATGCCGGACTTTGGCTTTGTTGGCGCAAGTTACACCGCACCATCTATTTATCAGGATGCGCAGGAGTGTATAAATTTCTTTCCCGAGGTTGATCCAACCAAGCAACCGGGGGATAGGGGTGTTGTTGCGCTATATCCAACACCGGGGCTAACGGCGCAATTGGTTTTGCCGGCGGGGGCGGAGGTGCGTGGATTGCGCACATTAAGCGGCGGATCGCAAGCCATAGCCGTTTGCGGTGCCTATGTGTATCTTTTATCTAGCAACCTAACGCCTACTATTGTGGGGATTTTAAACACCGCAAGCGGCCGTGTGGGGCTTGTGGATGATGGTTTGTATGCCTACATTGTTGATGGCACATACCGCTATTCTTGGCGCATTTCAACGCCAACAACTGCCATCTTTACCGGATCAATAAGTGGCACAACACTAACGGTTTCAAACATTCAAAGCGGCACAATTGCTATTGGCCAAGTATTGTTTGGCGTTGGTGTGGCGCAAGAAACGGTGATCACCGGAGGATCGGGGACATCGTGGACGGTGGATATATCGCAAACGGTGCCAAGCACGCTAATGAATTCATTGGTGACGGCAAGCATAACGGGCACGATAACCGCCGGATCAACAAACGCAACGCTATCAACCACATCAACGGTGTATTTAGGCCAAACCATTCAAGGCACCGGCGTGCCAACTAATTCGGTTGTCAAGGCGATTGGAACACCAAGCGGTGGGATTAATTACTACACTCTATCCACAAACACCACGGTTGCCGCGGGCACGCTATATGTGTTGGATTTCACGGTGTTGCCGGCATCCGATGGCGCATTTAGTGGCGCAACAACGGTTGATATCATTGATAACTATTTTGTTTATTCACGCCCATCTAGCCAACAATTTGGCGCATCGGATGCACTTAGCCCAATATCGCAACAATTATCGTTTGCATCCAAAGATGGCGCACCGGATCAATTGGTGGCGTTGATTGTGGATCATCGTGAGGTTTATTTGTTGGGGGAAACATCGAGTGAGGTGTGGGTTGATGCGGGCCTTTTCCCATTCCCTTTTCAACGCATACCGGGCACAAGCACGCAACACGGTATTGCGGCACAAAATAGCGTTTCACGAGTTGGCAATAGTTTTGCCTATGTAAGCCGAAATCTACGCGGCCAAGGCCAAATCATGCAAATGAATGGCTATATTCCACAACGGATTTCAACCCATGCGGTGGAAAACACATTGGTGAATCAATACATCAATGATGCGATTGCGTGGACTTACCAATTGGAAGGCCATGAGGTTTATGTTATTTCGTTCCCTACTATTAATATCACTTGGGCATACGATTCCACAACGGGCCTTTGGTATAAGTGGCTTTATTGCACCACGGCCAACCAATACCAACGGCACCGCGGTAATTGTTCGTGTGTATTCCAAGGCATGGTGCTCGTGGGTGATTACGCCAACGGAAAGATATATGAGTTGGATAATACCAACTACACCGATGATGGAAATAACATTAGGCGGTTAAGACGCGCACCGCATTTGGTGGCAGATTTGCAAAGGCAATATTTTGAGGAATTACAGATTCAATTCCAACCCGGCGTTGGTTTTACGGGTTTATCCGTTGCGCCCTACATTTACATTGGCACACCTTACACGATTTATCCAACGGCCACGTTAACAATTCCGGCCACACAAACGGTGGTGATTGGCTTTGCAACGCTACAAAACCAAACCACAACGTTGCCACAAGCCATGTTGCGTTGGTCTGATGATGGCGGTAGCACTTGGTCAAACGAACATTGGGTGACAATTGGCCAAACCGGCAAATATAAAAACCGCGCCATTTGGCGGCGATTAGGCCAAGCACGCGATCGGGTGTTTGAGGTGGTGGTGACCGATCCGGTGAAAGCCGTGATTGTTTCGGCTAATTTGAAAGCTAGCGGGGGCGAAAATTGACAATTACAACCAATACCACACAATTACAACCTTACCCACAAAGTGAATTTTTGGATAAGGTGACAAATCGGCCTACACGGGCATGGCAACAATTTTTTCTAAATTTGTTGAACTTTACCCCTAGCACAACGGCAACCGCGGGATCGGGCACATTGCCGGCAAATCCGGTTGGTTTCATAAATATCACGGTAAATGGGCAACAATTTAGAGTGCCGTATTACAATATATAAATGGGGGAATAATGACAACAACCGCAATATCAAACGCCGTTTCCGATGCCGCCGCGGGGTTGCCATCGGGGTGGACGCAATTTGTTTCCGATAATATTGGATCGGCCACGGGGCAACAAGCCATTGTGCAAGCCGCCGCCAATTTTGGCATTACAAATCCATCGACAATTGCGAGTTTAGTAAATCAGGCCACGGGCATGAATGTGACCGCGGCACAAGTGCAATCGGTTGCGGCACCGGCACCAACACCCGCACCAACACCGGCACCAACACCGGCACCAACACCGGCACCGGCGGCCACAAGTGGCACACCATTGTCTAGCATTGCCGCACCACAATTTGTTGCATCGGCCGCACCCGGTGCGGTTGGCACAACTTATGGCCAAGCATCCGGCGATATGATCACCGCCGCATCACAAGCCAATCCGGCCCTTGCACAAGCATTAACAAGCGGAAATGCCGCGGTTAATTACAACGCCGATACAGGCGCATACAACCTAATTGACAAAACTACTGGCGCACCCATAGCCGGTAATTATCAAGTGCAAGTAGGGCCAAACGGCACCGGTATCAACATTCCTAGCGGCAATGGAATGATTCAAGTAACCGCCCAAACGGATCAAAGCGGCACCATTGCACCGGTTACCGCCGCCAATGTGCAAAACGTTGGTTTGAATCGTGGTGCGGGTGGATTTGCCGGTGGCCCCGATGCCTTTATGGCCGCGGCCGGCCCCGCTATTTCGGTTGTATTCCCCGAGGTTGCGCCATACATTGCCGCCTACAATTCAGCATCCGCCGCCAATAAAGGCCAATATGGGGTGGCACTTATTAATGCTTTGGGTGCCGCCGGTATTTACGCATCACAAAATCCCGATTCACAAATTGGCCAAATGGTGAATGGCGCTATTGATGCCGTCAAAAGCTCTTTGCCTCAATCCGTTCAAGACGCATTAGGTTCGTCTACAACGTCATCAACACAAGGCACTACTGGCACTACACAAATAGGCGATACAACTGGATTGGGTAATACCAATTATTCCGTTGCGCCAACAGGATCAACAGGCACAGGTTTAAATGTCCAACAAGGCACAGGCACAAATCTATTTGATACAAGCGGCGTTAATCCAAATACAGGATTAACCAATGGATTGGGATTGCAAACATCAGGTTCTGCTAATTTAGCAAATATGGGTGGTGGCCAAGGGCTAACTGTATCAACTAATATTCCGGGTGGAACAAACACATTAACCAATCAACCACTAGGAACATCTTTAAGCAATTTGCCGGGTGGCACAACATCAACATCCGGCGTTATTGGTGCAACAGGCACAACACCGGTAGGCACAGGTGGGTTACCAATAAACACCGCAACAGGTGCAACATTAGGAACTGCATTAAACAATGTAAACACAGGCGTTACTAATCCAAGCAATCTTATTACTAATTCAACCGGTAAAGTGGCCGGCACAACCGCAGGAACTGCCGCAACAGGATTAACAACGGCACAAGCCGCCGCATTAGGAATTCCAGCGGCCGCCGCGGTTATAGGAACAGGATTAACAAACAAAGCAATTTCAAATGCGGCTAGCACACAAGCCGCGGCCGGCGCTAATGCACAAGATTTAATTCATGGGTTATATACTGCGCAAAGTCAAATCCAAGCACCTTATCAACGGACTGGTGTAAATGCTACAAACACGCTAGGATCATTGGGATCAGGCACTTACGATACGTTAAATCCGGATGGCACCGTTGCAAGCACCGGCACAGGATCGGGTTATTTAACCAATCAATTTAACAACCAAGATTTAAACGCCCAACTAGCGCCTAATTACGCATTTCAATTACAACAAGGCCAAGGCCAAGCACAAAACGCGGCCAATGTTGGCGGTGGGCTATTGAGCGGAAACACATTACAAGGATTGAATCAATACACGCAAAACTACGCGCAAGGCGCATATCAAAATGCGTTTACAAATTACCAAACCCAACGCAATAACATTTACAACACGTTGGCGGGCCAAGCCGGAATTGGTCAAACTGCTAATCAACAATTAAGCCAATTAGGCGGATCATTGGCAAACACTTATGGAAATCTTACAACAGGATTGGCGGCATCACAGGCTGGCGCTACAACCGCACAAGCCGTTAACAATTCAAATTTACTAAGTAGTTTGGCCCAAACGGCAACAATTGCCGCATTAGCATAAAGGATAAATCATGCCAGTTTTTACAGATTATCCAACAACAAAGCAAACATCATTGAATGACATACTAGGCCCTTTGTCTAGTATGCAACAATATCAACAAGCCAAGCAATTAAACCCGTTGCAATTGGAAAAAGCGCGCCTTGAATTAGAAAGACAACAGGAAACGCAAGAATCGGAAATTGAAAAAAGCAAATCTTTATCAAGGGAACAACGCGGCAAAGAACAACCGAATATTACCGTTGCCGAACAAGCCGCATTGAAAGCCCAAATTGAGGCGCGTAAAGCACAATATGATTTAACCGGTGTTCAAAACGAACATATGAATGATGAATTGGGTGCTTTGATACCCGATAAACGCATTCAAAACATTAATCCAAAAGACCCAAAATCAGTTAAAGCGGCCAAAGAAGCGGTAATAGAGGCACATAAAAGATTAGTTAGGCGTGGAATTGATGAAACATCGGTTGAGGCGCATTTAAGACCAATCCACAATTTAATTGATGAAAAGCCGGAAGTGTTGGGGCAAGCATTAACCAACATTGTTAATCGCGGACAAAACACGACACAATTTGCACAAGCTAATTTGGCACCAACCGCAATTAGCCAAGGCACGCAAACAACATTACAACCAACATCATTGTTTCAACCTAATCGGCCGGCGCAATCATTACAAACTAATCCGGCACCGGGATCGTTTGTTGAGGTTAATTCAGTTAAATATCAAGTTGGCGAAAACGGTGTGTTAACACCGGTAAAAATTGGCGCACCTACAACGCCACCACCGGCCGCAGGCGTTTCAAATGTGGCCAATCCAAAAGGTGTCCCATTGCCCGCGGATATGATGTTGCCATCAGGTGCAAATGGAATTCCGGCAGGAATGCCAAACACAACCGCTATAAAACCCAATATGCAAGATATGCCAAAAATTGCATTGGATATGCCAATTGCGGCCGGTGGAATTCCACAATTAAACACGCAACAACAAGCGCGATATGATGCGGGAATGGCTAAAAAAGATGCGGCAATTGCATCCGATAAAATAGCAAGTGATAGCGATCAAAACATTCGTAAAATTTACGAAAATCTTGGATCGGCAACCGGTAGCCAAGTTGGCCAAGTGGCGCGTAATTTGGCCACATCACTTGTTGGCAATCCTAGCCTAAACATTTTGGCTAAAAACTTGGCCATGCAACAATTGGCCAATGAAACCGCATTTGGCGCACCAACCAATGCCGCACGCGAAACCGTGCAAAATGTTAGCGGATCAACCGAAATTGATCCAAAGGCGTTGAAAGACATTGCCGATCGTGCCTATGCCACAAACACCGCATCGCACGCTTACACGGCCGGATTAAAGGCATTCATGGCCAAGCATGGCCCATACAATGGCCCAATCCACGAACAAAATTATCGCGCCGAATTCAATGCAAATTATGATATTAGAAACTTTATGTTGCAAAACATTAATAAATCTAATCTTTCACCAATCCAAAAAGATTTTGAAAGGGCAAAGCTATTTGGGGATTTAACGCCACAAGAGGCAAAAGAATTGCAACGTAAGCAAAAAATGATGAAACGCATTGAAAAAGGTGAATTTCAATGACAACAACCGCATTTGATCAAGACCCGGATATTTCATTTTTTGAAAAATTCAAAGCAAAAGCCGGCACCAATCCGGAATTGGAACAACGCCTAAATGTTTTAAGACAAAGGCACAAAGAAAAAACCGGCAAAGAATTAACAGATATAAATTTAGCAAGTGAGGAATTACTTGCGGAACACGGTTTGCATCGCCCCGATGGCAAAAGCATTCAAATCAATCCTAAATCTAATGTTGATCCGTTAGATTTTGATCCGGATGTGGTTGGCATTAGGGCACCGGCAAGTGTTAAACAGGCAATGGGTTTGCCGGTGGAACAACAACCACAAGTTGATTTAACCAAGCCATACATTAAAACACCGCAAATCCGTAGCAAACAAGCCATTGCGCAACAACAACAATTTAATCCACAAGATGTTGTGGATGCGGCCAAGCGCACAGGCCAAGGTTTGGCATCATTGGCCGATATAACGGTCGGTGGTGTTTTGCCGATGGCCGGCTATTTGGCGCAAGGTTTATCGCGCCCATTTACCACGCCACAAAGGGCGGAGGAAATAGGCCAAACGGTGACAAGCGCATTAGAAAAGCCATTTGGTAAAACCGCGGGTTATTTAACCGGCACCAATGTTATTGAATCACCGGGTTATAAAGGTGAGGCATCGCAACAGGCAATGAAATACATTGGCGAAAATATTAATTTGGGTGCCGAAAAGTTAAGCCAAGCAACCGGTATGCCATTAGAGGATGTGCGGCACATGATGCAAAGTGCCACATTGTTAGCACCAAAAGGAATTGCGCTAGGTGGCAAAGGATTAAAAGCCATAGGATCGGAATTAGGTGATGTTAAATCACAAATGGCGCAACAATTCCAAACACGCCAACAACCACAGGCATTGCCACAATCGGGATTACAAAGCGGCGGTGCGGCCGCGGTGCAACATGAGCAAGCGGTTAGGCAAGCACTTACAGAGGCACGGCCGGATTTACAAGCACAATTGGCCAATCGCCCTATTAACACAATCACACCAAAAGATTTGCAAGCTATTGAAATTCACAATAAATTTGCAAAAGTTGATCCGGAATTTGTGCCAACCGAGGGGCAAGCAACGCAAGATGTTGCAAAGCTATCGGATGAATACAACCAAAAAACGCATGAGGGCAATGAGGCATTGCGGGCCAAATTTGAAGAACGCGATCCGATGTTAATCAAAGGATTTAACAATATCAAAGATGAATTTGCGGCGGAACATTCCGGTGTTGGCCAACAAGGCAAAGCCAATAATATTTTAGAACACGTTAAAAAGAATAATGTTGAGGTTGACAATCAAAACATTAAGAATGCTTATACAAAGCTAGAAGAATTAAACAATGGTAAATTTCCATTGGATGCAAAAAAAGTTGCACAAAATGCGTTTGAAAAGTTAAATGAAACTGATGATATTGATTTTTTACCGGATACTTGGAAAAAAAGACTTTCCGATTATGCAAGCGGTGAAAAAGATTTAAATCTTAATAAATTTGAAAATTTACGCACGCAATTGGCAACGGCAAGACGCGCCGAAAAAGATGGAAACATTAGAAACGCAATTGGGCACATACAAGATGCGTTAGAGGAATTGCCATTAACGGATGAAACCGCAATTGAATTTAAAGATGCGGCGGATACGGCACGCGGTTTATTTAGGCAACAAAAAGAAATGTTGAATCCTAAAAAGCCAACATACAACAAATTGTATTCAATGGCATATGAGGATAATCGCACGCCAATGGAAATAGAAACCGGAAACGTGGCGCATCCATCGTCAAAAGGATTCTTTGAAAACTTTGTTACCGGCAACAAAACAACACCCGCGGATTTAAGCCGTGCAATTGAATTGGTTGGGCGTGATACACCCGCACACCACGAAATCATTGCCGGATTAGCCGATCATCTAAAACAAAAAGCCGGTGTTATTGATGACAAAGGCAATATTAGCCAAGCCGCGTTAAACAAAGAATTGAATAAACTTGGCCCTAATTTGGATTTGATTGCGGGGCCGGAGGTTGCCAATAGATTGCGTAACATTGGCGATGTGGCACGATTAAGCGAACACGTTAGGAATCGTGGCGGTGGATCGGCAAATGTTTCACAATCGGGCATTTTGACGGAAACAGAGGCGGCTAAACGCGCGGCGCGTGATGTTGCAATTGGAATTGGCGAGGCGGCATTGAATGTTAAAACCGGCGGTGCAAGCGGTGTTGTTGGCCAAGTATTAAAACCAATGTTTAAGGCACGCCAAGAAAAAGCATTGTTAGAGGCGGAAAAAGCACAAAAAGCACTTGAATTGCAAAGACGCATTTCACCAACGGCCGGTATAACGCCGATCGGAACAATTAACATTAAGGGCCAACCATGAGCGTTAATCTTTCACCAGTAGGAAATGGATTTCAATTCCTATCAAGCACCACGCCCAACGTGCCTTTGGCCGGTGGTTATATCTACACCTATCAAGCCGGATCAAGCACACCGCTAAACACTTACACCGATAACACCGGAAACACCGCAAACGCCAATCCGATCGTGTTGGGCACCGATGGCCGCCCGCCCAATGAAATTTGGCTAACAAGTGGTTATTCATATAAATTCGTGTTGACGGATTCAGGCAACAACACCATTCAAACACTTGATAATCTTTATGGAATTATTGGCACCACGCCATCGGTTTCCGCGGTGCCCGCCGGTGGAATTATTATGTGGAGTGGATCAATTGGATCAATTCCCGCGGGTTATGTGCTTTGTAACGGATCAAATGGAACACCGGATTTGCGTGATAGGTTTGTTGTGGGTGCCGGCAATAGCTATTCCGTTGGGAATAACGGCGGCTTTGCATCTAGCGGCGTGGTAACAAGTAGTGGCACCAACAATCCGCTTTACTACGCCCTAGCATTCATCCAAAAAACATGAGTGATACTGAAAAGGATTTGGCCGTTCATGTGGCCATTTGCGATCAACGTTATCAACAAATTGCCCAATCGCTAAAAGACGGCGAAAGGCGAATGACCAAGATTGAATTTTTGATCTATGCGGTGATGATCATGGTGATGTTTGGGCCCGGTGTGGCGGCACAATTTTTTCACAAGTTTTTTGGGATGTAAGAAATTGACCCTTTTACACTTGTCGCATTGGCAACATCGGCCTTTAAGTTGGTCAAAGAATCGTGCGAAATGTATAAAGAGGGGCGGCAATTTGTTGTTGACGCTAAAAAAGAAATTGATGGTGTTGTTAAGGATATAAAAGGCATACAAGACGATGCAAAAGGCATTTGGGCATTTTTTGGCAATATTTTTGGTTTAAACAAAAAAATAAAACCTGAAATTGCACAAAATGTGCAAAAAAAGCCTTTAAATGCCGTCAAAAAGAAAAAAGCGGATTTTGATGAAAATCAAATCTATGCCCAAGTCGCAGATGCCCTCACCAAGTTCTTTCATGCCTACAACGGGTTAAAGAATTATGCCAAAGAACAACAAGAAATTGCATTGACATCAACGGGCGAGGAAGGGCAAGACATAGCAATCAAATTGGTGATTGCCGAATTGCAAATGGAAAAGCTGAATGAGGAAATGCGGGAATACATGGTTTACCATGTGCCGGCGGAAATGAAAGATTTGTATAGCCGTGTGAATAAAATGGTTGGCCACATTGCCAACCAACAAGCCCTAGCAAGAAAGGCGGAATTGGATAAGAAACGGAAAGCGGCATGGCTAAAACGTCAACGTCAAGAGGAAATTCGGGACAAAACAATAGCTATAACGCTAACGGCAATAATGATCGGATGGATATGGATAATGATGATCGTGATCGCTCATTCTTCACCATCGTTGTTGTAGCCTTGATGGCGGTAATTTTGTTGTTTATTCCGATTTTAAGTTGGATGTATATCGACATAAAAATGATGGAAATTAGGGTTGACAAGGCACTTAAAAAGATTGAAAGCAAATGAATGTTTAGTTTGTTAAATCCGTGGGTTTTGGTGGGCATATTAGGAATTGTGATTAGTAGCTATTTCTATGGCCATCACGCGGCCTATGTAGAACAGGCGGCGGAAATTGCGCGGCTAAATGTGATCGAAAGGGATAAGGAAAAGCAAATGCAAGAAATGGCGGATAACCACGCCAAGGATTTAAGAAAGGCCAATCAAAATGCTAAAAATGAAGTTGCTAAGTTACAGTCTGATATTGCTGATGGCCGGTTGCGGTTCTCCGTCCGCACCGTTTCAACCTGCCAAGATTCCGCCCTTGCCGGTGGAAATACAGAAAGCAGAGCCGAACTTGACCCAACGGTTAGCCAAGCTCTTATCGACATCACCGCCGATGGAGACAACGCCATCCGCCAACTCAACGCCTGCATCGACATCTACAACGAAATAAGGGGTAAGCAATGAATATAAACTTAAAAGCAACGGTGACAATTATTGCAAGCATATCCCTTATGGGTGTTGTGGCTTGCATGATTTGGATGTTTTTGCTTGCTATTTACGATCCAAATGTTGATGATAAAGTGGTGTTTGACATCATCGGGCCGGCATTCCAAACGATTGTTGGCGGATTCATTGGATTGATCACCGGAATTCACATAGGGGAAAAGAAAAATGACGAATCTAACTAAAAACTTTACACTTGAAGAACTTACACATACGGATCATCGGGAGTTATCAAATGAACCTAACGAATCTGAAACCGCGAATTTACAACGGCTTGCGGAATTTTTGGAATCTGTCAAAGAATTGTTGGGCGGCAAGCCAATCATGGTTAATTCGGCGTTTCGGTCAAAAGCCGTGAATGATGCCGTGGGATCGAAAGATTCAAGCCAGCATCGGATTGGTGCCGCGGCAGATATAAGGGTGCCGGGCATGACACCGGATGAGGTGGTTAAGGCGGTGATCGCAAGTGATTTGCCGTTTGATCAGGTGATCCGCGAGTTTGATCGGTGGACGCATATATCGGTTGTTTCACACCCAAGCGATAAGCCACGCAAACAAGCATTAATCATTGATAAATCAGGCACAAGAATCTACTCATAAGGAAAATCATGGCTACTAATTTCAAAATCACACGCGGCGAATCAAAAAAAGACGATGATTCACACTATGTTGTCAAAAAAGAATGGCAAAAAGAACGTGAACACGTTATGCGCATTGAAAAAGAATTAAAAAAGCATGAAAAAACGGATATGTCACACGCACATCCTAGCCATTCACATGATGCCGGCATGAAACAACCCAACGCGCCATTGCCCAATATGCGCAAGGGCTAACGGTTTAGATACAAATCGGTTAGTGGCACGCCTTTGGGCCAAAGATTATTGATTTGTAGATAATGAATGGTTTGAATGTGCGCCAAATACCATGCGTGCATTCTTTCCGCCTTTGTCATTAGATTGCCGGCATCAATTTCTTGATGGCAAGATTGGCAAAGTGCGGCCACATAATTGTCGGATGCCTTGATTCCGCGGCCTTTTCCGCCGTGCCAATTAGAATGCGCGGCCTGAGATTCGTGATGACCACACCGTTGACAAGACATCGCCGCCACTACTTTTAACAAGGATTTGTTGCGAATGTAATTCATCTTTGGATATGATTTCACGGGTGCTATATCGGTGCCCGCCTTTGCATTCGTATCGCCGCCGTTTGGATTCATCATCATTGGTGCGTGTTTCTAATATTTTGCCGTTTAAGCCGCAATTGGGGCATTTCATTCGTGTGACCTTATGCCTAACCGTTCGGATGCCTCGCGCGTTCGCCAAATGTCAATTGATAGCCGGCTAGCCTCTAGTTGATATTTTAGCGTTTCTTCTGTTAACACCGCCGTTTCCAATTGGCCAATCAAATTCATGTATTCCGGATCGCATAGCGCCTCCCGCTCTTGTGCCGCTATTTGCGCGAATTCACCTGCCACGGATCGCATACAAATCGCCTTGGCACTTTTTAATTTCAATTCGCAACCAATCCGAATAGATTTGGCCTTGGCATAGGCCGTTGCGTTGTCGTAAATAAATTGCGCGTATCTTTCAGGTGTCATTAGACATTTCCTCTAGCAAAGCCCACAGGGCCATACAAAAACAAATAACCACAAAAGTAATTAGAAACAAACCAAAAATGATTAAAAGTGTATTCATTCCGTTTCCCTTATCAACACCTCGATGTGCGGATCACCATATCGTTTTGCCACAAACAAATTAACAATTTGGCTATCTGACACAAAAATCACACCATTGCACGCATCCAACACCGATTTAGCAACATTATCGGCATCAGGCTTTTTAATTGCCTTTTCTAAGCCACTAAAACACGCTTCCTTGCGTTTTTTTGAATGGCTTGATGGGATGCCCAAGGATATGTAAACAAACGCGTCTAACGCCGTTTTAAGCGGTTCCGATCCGCCCATTGATTTTTGTGCCGCCAAACGAATTATGCTTTCATAGGCCAATGTTTTTGCATCGGTGTATGCCCTAACAAAGCCGCCTTGGCGCGTAAACCGCGGGCGGCCTTTTCCGTGTGGTTGGCCATCAACCCGAAATGTTACATGAAACATTTAATTCATCCATTCTTTGTTTGATCGCTATCCCCAATCCCTTAAACATTGCGGTTGGGTGGCTTTCCATTTCTTTCACTTGTTGCCGCACATAATCTATCCATCCGGGATTAAGCGCAAGGCGTGCGTAATGATCAACAAAATCAACCATTGGTTTTGATCATCTTGAATCTAGCTTTGATTTCATCCGGCATCGCCACGGAGTTTTTGGCATCATTTTCTAGCTTAACAAGAATTGGATCACGCCCGGGTTTGCTAGGCACCGTCTGATGGATGATGTCAATCTTAGGAGCTATCCATTCGGCCTTGAATGTTGACCAACCCCGCTCACAACAAATCTTGATCGCATCCTCTATGGCCAAATTGGCTTTATTCGCCTCCGCCTGAATTGATGCGATTAACGTTTCGGTTAGTGTTTTGTTTTTGGCTTTTAAAACTTTTTCAAAATCTGTATATATATGGTTCTTGGTTATTGGTTCTTGGTTATTGGTTGCTATTGGGGTGGCATTGGGGGGGCTATGGGGTGGCCATGGGGTGGCCATAGGGGGGCTATTCCAACGTTTCGCCGCACCACGTTTCCCGGCATTGCTTAACTCACGATATTTCGCAATTTCCTCATCCGCACGCGGGTGAATATAGCCATCCGGTGTATCGTGGAAAAATTCATTCAAGACGGAAAGCACATCTTGTTCGTATTCAAGCATTCCAATTTGTCTAGCAATATTTCTTTGCTTAATTGGCGATTCATGTAAATAGTAATGATCAAGTAAGCGGCGAAACGCTATATCTTCAATGATCGTTAAATGATGGGTGTGGGATTTGTAATCCCCAATATGGAAATTGTAATAGTGCATATAACCTTACGTTTTTCGGTTTGCGTTACAAAGAAAACATCGGCAGGACGGTAACGAATCGTCTTTTCGGGAGCTACCCTAGCCGCGTTTCAAATCATTATATCAACTAAACAAAAACCATTCCGGATGTAAAAGTTGTAATTGCCACACACGGGCCATAGGGATTTCAACCCATTGGCTAACCGCGCCCCTAGTGATTCCTAAGATTCGCGCCAATTCCGCCTTTGATCCGGCATATTCAATTGCTTTGTTTAATGTCATAAGCCACATTATAGTTTAGTTAAATATACAAATCAACCATTGCGTTGTTGTTTAGTTGACTATACAATAGACGCAACCCACACATTCGTGGTCTTTTAAAGGAAATCAAAATGGATTTATATGGTGTTGATTTATTCGGTGATGTTGTAAAGCCTAATGCGGAAAGCGTTATTAACCAACGTTTTATATTGCCGCCATTCACAATATTAAATGCCCAATCGGGCGAATGGCAAGAAAGAAAAAGGGCGTGGATTGCGTTGGGGATTAAATCGGAGGTGGGGCGGGGTGAAAACCTAATGGAATCTAGCGAAAGCACCATTTGGTATCACAATAGAAAAAAATACGCGCACACATTTAACACAACGGATTGGATCAAAAAGAATGATCTAAGCGGCGGTGCCCAAGGGCTAGGGGCCACATCCGTGTTTGATCCGGTGCTATCGGAATTGGCCTACAAATGGTTTTGCCCATTGGGCGGCCTAGTGGTTGATCCATTTGCCGGCGGATCGGTGCGGGGGATTGTGGCCGGGGCTATGGGCCGGAATTATTGGGGGTGTGATTTAAGGAAAGAACAAGTTGAGGCCAATATTGCACAGGCGGCGGAAATAGAAACAAAAGAAAAGCCACAATGGATTTGTGGGGATAGTGTTGAGGCGCAATTTCCAAATGCGGATTTTCTTTTTAGTTGCCCGCCGTATGGTGATTTGGAGGTGTATTCGGATCACCCACAAGATTTATCAAACATGGATTTCCACGCCTTTTTAGCGGCTTATAGGCGCATTATTTGGCGATCCGTTAGGGCGCTAAAGGATGATTCCTTTGCGTGTTTTGTGGTGGGTGATTTCCGCGATAAAAAAGGGTTTTACAGAAACTTTGTTAGCGAAACAATCAATGCCTTTGAAATATGCGGGGCGCGGCTATATAACGAGGCGATACTAGCAACATCCGTTGGATCGGCCGCCATGCGCGTAACAAAGCAATTTGAAATTGGCCGCAAGATGGCCAAAGTGCATCAAAACGTATTGGTGTTTTGCAAGGGCGATTGGCGCAAGGCAACCCAAAAAATCAACGATAGTGAAAAAAGCAACACTAGGGAAAATACCTAGAAAATAATTTAAATAAGTTGTTGACAAGTGTTTAGCAAGCTATACAATACAAACTATGCCGCAACACATCGTAAGCGGTCTTTTAAGGAAACAAAATGAACAAAGCCTTAATTATTAATTTGTTAGAAGATAACGGATATTTTTCAGAAACCGAATCTAAATTATTTCATTCTAGTTTTCGCAAAGGTTGGAGAAAACTAACATCAAGCAACATTTCGTGGTCTGCGGTAGAACGTGAGCATGGTGTTTGGGGCACAAAACGTCTTACTAAAACAAATAATATTTATACATTAAGTCCCATTTACCAATTTAAATACGATGCTCCTTTGAATGTTGAATTCTTAGGTGCCGCGCCAACACGCAATGGCGAAGATTATTAATATTAACCACACTTTTGGAAACTTAAAGGAAGCATCATGAAATACATTGTTATAGCAAGTTATCAAAAACCAACTTCACCTATGCTTTATGAAGATGCTTTGCAATTAATTAAACAACTTCGTGATCAAGGCATTAATTGCCATATGCAAACTAATTATTCTTATGAATAAAGAACAAGCCAACCTAATACTAGATCAGGTTCGGGTTGGCATTAAATATCCCGCACACATCATCAACCAAGCATTAACAATCACAGGTGATTTAAATGGAAAAATATTACAGAACAACCAAAGACGCATTCCCGAATACTATGGAGTATGGGGGTTGCATAGAGAAACCGATTCCCAAAATGTTTTCGAAACTTGAATTGTTTGCATACGCGCTAGCAATCGTTGTCATCATGTTAGATATGTTTGTTTGGAGACCATGAAATGAATAGATTTGAAAAAATTGTCAAAGGTTGCGATGATGCAATCGCCCAATACCAATTCAAAAGCAATTACGCATTTGAAAGCGGATATTACAAATTACAAGTGGAATCATTGTGCAAAGAAATCGAATTTTTGCAACAAGAATTGGAATCAACAATTGAGCAAATTAAAGAAATAACAAGGGATTTCGCATGAAAAACATATCAACGGCATTGGTTAAAGCACAAAAGATGTTTAATCCGGCATTAAAGCAATCCATCAATCCGCACTTTAAATCACGTTATGTTGATTTGGCGGGGTGTGTAGAGGCGGTGATTGACGCGCTAAACGATAACGGAATATTCTTATTACAAAAAACTTATGAATGTATGGATGGCGTGATTGTGGAAACAATCTTTATTCATGAAAGCGGCGAAAGATTGGAATGCGGTATGTTGCATTTCCCCGCGGTTAAGGCCGATCCTCAAGGCTACGCATCGGCCTTGACCTATGCGCGGCGCTATTCCCTAATGGCCGCCTGCGGAATTGCGCCCGAGGATGATGACGGAAACCACGCATCCAAGAAAGTGGAAACAAAGATTGTTAGCCACGTTAATGTAAAAGAATTGGATAAGCTAATTGAAAAGATGCGGCAAGCGGAAAATCAGGAACAATTAGTAGCATCGTATCGAATTGCATTTCAAGCGTGCCAAAGTGAAAAGACACATCAAGACAAAGTGATTGCGGTAAAAGATGAAATGAAAGAAAAGGTGCCGGCATGAATGATTACGAATACGAAAGGGATTATTGGCACGAACAAGATGCAATAGAAAACTTGTATAAAAATGAATTACGCAAACACCCACATTGCCTTGATCCCGATCACCCCGGATGCGATAAGTGCGAGGATAACGATGATTGATTCAACAATTCAACTAATGCTAGATCACGATGATGAATTTAGCGATGAATTCATCGAATGGGTGCCTAACAACACCCACGTTGTTGATGCGTTTATACACGAAACACTAAAGATTATTCGCAAGGGATACACACATTATTCCGGCCGCACGATCTTGGAAGTGTTAAGGCATCATTCCGCATTGAATGAAACTAATGGGCCTTGGAAATTGAATAATAACCACACGCCTTATCTATGCCGCCTATTTAGTTTATTGAATCCTAGATACGCGGATATCTTTGAATATCGCACCGTTAAAAAACCTAAATTTAGATTGGCCGCATGATGAAAAAAGTTAAACAAAAAACAAAAGAACAATTACACGAAGAAATTATGCAATTATTTGTTGGCCAAAAAATGTCAACTACATTTGAAACATTGATTGAAACAATGGTTGGTGTGTCTAATTTTATGGAGGTTGAGCCATACGATGTGATTAATATGGTTGTTGCCGAATTAAACATTTATAAGGAGATGGAAGATGGAACAACGAAGTGATGAATGGTTTGCCGCACGCCTTGGAAAAGTAACCGCAAGCCGCGTGGCGGATGTGATTGCAAAGACAAAGACGGGCCCAAGTGCAAGCCGCGAAAACTACGCCACACAATTGGTTTTGGAAAGACTAACCAATAAACAAGCGGAAAGCTACACCAATGCCGCGATGCAATGGGGCACGGAAACGGAGCCAATGGCGCGGCAAGCCTATGAATTGAAACGTGGGCTATTTGTCAACGAAACCGGCTTTATGGATCACCCAACGATAGAAATGTCAGGTGCAAGCCCCGATGGCCTAGTTGGCACGGATGGGTTGATCGAGGTGAAGTGCCCAAATAGCGCCACACACATGGAAACCATGCTAACGCAAAAGGTGCCGGCTAAATACATTCCACAAATGATGTGGCAAATGGCTTGCACCGGCCGCAATTGGTGTGATTTTGTTAGCTATGATCCGCGGTTTCCGGAAAATCTACAAATATTCATTGAAAGGGTGACATACGATCCAACGTATGTGCGGATGTTGGAATTAGAAATTACACAGTTTTTGGATGAAGTTACGAAAAAAGTTGAAACATTAAGGAAATTCAAATGAGCAAGATATTAAAAGAAATCAAAGTTATTAGCGGCACCTACACAAACAAAGATGGCCAACAGAAAAACCGCTATCAAAAGATTGGATCGGTGATTGACACAAAAAGCGGCCCAATGATGAAAATTGATTGCGTTCCGATCGTAAGCGGCGGATGGGATGGATGGGCCTACATGAATGATCCCGTAGAAACGCCCTACCCACAAGGCGGCCGGCCAATGGGGCGTGGGGTAAGTGCTATGGATGACGATGTGCCGTTCTAGGGGCTAAGAATGACTAAAGACGAAGCACTACGCCTTGCACTAGACACACTAAAAGAAGTGCGAGAGGAAACATTTCGATTGTTGAAAAATGGTGAAAGACTTTATGCAGAAGATAAAGTGTGGTCAACTATTATTGCTATCCAAGAAGTTTTGTCGCAAGGGGACAAGAATGAGTAAAGAGGAAGCACTACGCCTTGCATTGGAGGCGTTGGAATTAGTAAGCAACGAGTTTGTCTGTAATGGCGCACACCATGCAAAAAAAGACAGGCATGAATGGCTTGATCCTTGTCCTATTGTTGACCGATACAAAGAAGCCATCACCGTTATTAAAGAAGCACTAGAAACAAAAGATGAGCCTGTGCAAGTATCACCGCTTGATTTTGTTGAAATGGTGATGGAGAAAGAACACTTGATTGGTCAACCAATATTTTGGTCGCAATGGCCTAATAAGGAAAAAAACACTTGACAAACAGAATTTGTGATATAGTTTAAGCACTACAAAGTGTAGTGTTTTTTGCAAAGAAACAAAGGAATCAATCATGGGATATCCCAAAATGGAAAAAATGCCAATGGGCGTTAAATCATCCGATCGCACCGGCGAAAAGAAAGTTAGCGTGCCAAAAGAGGACAAAGAAAAATTTGTCCCCGGCGTGTCAGGCGAAAAAATCCCCAAGGGCGCATTGTCTAGCGATACATCGGGCGAACGCCGCAGACCGATCGAGGGCGGCGTGGGCATGGGCAAGATGGATGGCATTGGCGGCCGTGAATCAAGCCACATGGGCAAATATGATGGCCGTTTGGGCGAAATGAAAGGTGGATCATCCGAGGCCACTTGTTATGAGCACAAGCGGATGGATCACATTCAAGATTCAATGTAAAGCGAAACGGCCCCAAGGTGCATCGAGGGGCCATTTCTAACCACAGAAACTAAGAGGGTAGTTAATATGGCTGATGACAATTGTAAGGTATGCCGGTTTTATATTGGCCATGATTTAGGATCGTGCCGCCGATATCCCGATTACAAAACCCGTTCACAAAATGAATGGTGTGGTGAATTTGCGAAGAAACTCTCGGAGGGTGAAGCAGTTGCCGAGATTTTGCCCGAGGCTAACGCCTTGGGCGTTTTTTCCGCATTGGGCATGAATGAACCAAAGATGCCGGCACCCAAGCGCGGGAGGCCACGGAAAAATGATTAAGCCACTAAGAGATAAGATATTTGTAAAGCCAATCCAACGAATCCAAAGCGATTTGTGGATACAAACGGCCGAGGCACCCACGGTTGGGCACATAACGGCGTTAGGCGATGATGCGGTCGATCAAGGGCTAAGTGTTGGGGATAAGGTTTATTTCGGCACATTAGCCAAAGATTACAAAGACGAATATCTTAAATATCAGGAATTAAAAGACGAAAATCTAATCGTTATGTCATGGCAAGATGTATGTTTTGTGGAGGAAATGGAATGAAAACAGGTTTGTACGCCAACATTCATGCTAAACAGGAACGGATCAAGCGGGAAAAAGCCGCGGGTGAGCCGGTTGAAAAGATGCGCAAGCCCGGCACCAAGGGCGCACCAACCGCCGCCGCATTTAAACAATCCGCAAAGACGGCCAAAAAATGAAAGCACACGATAAACCAATCCCACATAAGACAACGGGCAAGGGCAAAACCTACAACCCAACAGAATCAGGCGCGGGAATGACGGCCAAGGGGCGTGCGGAATACAATGCCAAAAACGGATCAAACCTAAAGGCACCGGCACCCAACCCAAAGACTGAAAAGGATAAAGGCCGCAAAGCATCATTTTGTGCCCGCATGGAGGGTGTGGTTAAAAACGCCAAAGGCCCCGCCGAAAGGGCGAAAGCATCATTAAAGAATTGGAATTGTTAAGCCATGAATAAAATGGATTTTTTAGTCAATGAGGTAGAATTTTTAACTTCAGTTGGCACACAATTAGAATTATCAATTGATCGACTACAAGAACAAAGATACGAAATTGCAAGAAGAATAGAAGAAAACACACAAAAACGATTAAAACTTGTAAATGGTCTTCTTAAAAAACGTAAAGCAACCGTAGTAACAGTTGGAGAAATCAATGCCACTCATTAAATCAATCAAACCACAAGCATTCAAAAAAAACATTGAGGCAGAGATCAAGGCTGGCAAGCCAATCAAACAGGCGGTGGCCATAGCCTATTCGGAAAAACGCGAGGCCGCCAAAGCAAAGGCGAAAAAGAAATGACGGCCGGCCGCCCAACGCTATATGATCCCGCCTATTGCGATAGGGTGTTGGAATTGGGCGCATTGGGCAAAAGTGTAGAACAAATTTCTACACATTTAGGTGTTTCGTTAAGAACAATGTATACATGGCGCGATGCACATCCGGAATTTTTGCACGCCTTGGAAGAAGCCAAGGTAGCGGAACAAACGTGGTGGGAAGAACAGGCACAGGCATATATGCTAGAACACAAGGATGGGGCCAAGCTAAACGCAAGTATTTGGTCACGATCAATGGCCGCACGCTTTCCAAAGAAATATCGTGAATCGGTTAAACAAGAAATCACCGGTGAAAATGGCGCACCATTGCTAACAAACATTGCGGTGACGTTTGTAAGCCCAAATGGAAGCTAATATTGAATTCCCGCTAAAACTACAATGCCTATTCCAATCGGCGCGTTATAAAGTGCTTTGGGGAGGGCGAGGCGGGGCTAAATCGTGGGGTATTGCCCGCGCCCTATTGATCATTGGTGCCAACAAGGCCACACGCGTGTTATGCGCACGGGAATTCCAAACATCCATTAGGGATTCCGTTCACAAGCTACTTTGCGATCAAATCGGCGCAATGGGCCTAACGGATTTCTATGAAATCACCGATCGAACAATCCGCGGCAAGAATGGATCGGAATTTAATTTTGTTGGCCTAAAAAATAATGTGGCCAATGTGAAAAGCTATGAGGGCGTGGATATTTGTTGGGTCGAGGAGGCGCAATCGGTTAGCGGCCGATCATGGGCCACATTGATCCCAACGATACGAAAAGAACAATCCGAAATATGGGTTTCATTCAATCCGGAATTGGAAAGTGATGAAACTTACCAACGATTCGTGTTGCACCCGCCGGAAAATGCTATTGTGCAAAAGATCAATTGGTCTGATAACCCTTGGTTTCCGGATGTATTGCGACAAGAAAAGGATGCGCTAAAGAATCGTGATCCGGAGGCTTACAACATGGTTTGGGAGGGGATTTGCCGCCAAACCGTGGATGGTGCCATCTTTGCCAAGGAAATCCAATTGGCGGATTTGGAGGAAAGAATTGGCAAGGTGCCATACGATGCAACCAAACCCGTTCACGTTGTCTTTGACCTTGGATGGGCGGATGCCACGGCATTGTGGTTTGTGCAATTCATTGGAATGGAAACGCGCCTAATCCGCTATTTTGAAACATCACAGGAAACAATTAGCGCCATATTGGCCAAAATGCAAACGTTTGGCTATGTGTTTGACACACTATGGTTGCCACATGATGCGGAAAATAAGACTTTGGCGGCCGCGGGGCGATCAATTGAGGAAATAGTGCGGGCGGCGGGGTATAAGACGCGGATTATTCCACGCACGCCAATTGTGGATTCAATCAACGCGGCACGCACAATTTTTAGAAATTGTTGGTTTGATAGAATAAATTGCGATGATGGGCTACAATGCCTTAGACACTATCGTTATGAGGTTGATCCGGATACAAAACAGTTTAGCCGCACGCCCTTGCATGATCAGTATTCGCACGGTGCGGATGCGTTTAGAATGTTGGGGTTGATGATCCAAGAGCCGAAGAAATTGGTAGTGAAAAAACCCGTTTATGAACCCGCAAATTGGATGGGATGAATATGGCCGATAACCAAACAGATTTCGATCCACGGATTGATGAGGCAAAGAAATTTTTAAAGCTAGCCAACGATGCGGATACGAATAATCGCACCGAGGCGTTGGAGGATTTGAAATTTGCCGCCGGTGATCAATGGCCGGTTGAAATCCAAAATAGCCGATCATTGGAGGCGCGGCCATGCCTAACAATCAACAAAATTGACGCGTATGTGCGCCAAGTAACCAACCAACAAAGACAACAACGCCCGCGGATCAAAGTCCATGGCATGAATAGTTCCTCCGATGAAAAGATTGCGGATATCCTAACGGGCATTTGCCGCCACATTGAAACGCAAAGCGATGCCGATCACGCATACGACAACGCGTTTAATTACGCCGTGCGCATGGGTTTTGGCTATTGGCGCATAGAAACCGATTATGTGCGGGAAAATTCCTTTGATCAGGAAATCTACATTAAGCCAATACACAACCCGTTTACCGTTTATTTTGATCCGAATAGCACATTGCCGGATGGATCGGATGCGGAAAAGTGCCTAATTACGCAAGTTGTAAGTAAAGAGGTATTCCGCAAGATGTATCCCGGCCACGATGATGGTGCCGGCTTTACACAACGCGGCACCGGCGATAGCAACGCGGAATGGGTGATGCGCGAGGATATCCGGATTGCGGAATTTTGGTATACGGAGCGCAAGGCAGATAAGCTATGCCTATTAAGCAATGGCGAAAAAGCATTTCGATCCGATTTGCCAGATCAGGCGGAAATGTTGGCCCGCGGCTTGGTGGTGATCGAGGAAAGGCCATCATTCAAACGCGAGGTTAAGCAAATCATTTGCACGGGCATGGAAGTGCTTGAAGAAGGCAAATGGGCAAGCAAATACATTCCGATTATTCCGGTTTACGGTGAGGAATTCGTTGTTGAAAACAAGCGCAAGAAATACGGCTTAGTGCGGATGGCCAAAGACCCGCAAAGGATGTATAACTTTTGGAAAACCGCGCTAACCGAATCCGTTGCCCTAGCGCCTAAAGCCAAGTGGTTGATTGCCGAGGGACAAGATGAGGGGCACGAAAACGAATGGGCACAGGCTAACATCAAATCCATGCCGGTGTTGCGTTATAAGCAAAAGGATATTGAGGGCGTGATGGCCCCAACACCCACGCGGATTCAACCGGAGGCACCGCCCGCGGGCATTATGGCCGCCGCGGATGGAATCAATAGCGATATGCAAGCGGTTTTGGGCATCTTTGATCCAAATCAAATGCCAAGCGGAAACATAAGCGGCAAGGCACTAAATGGCCAACAACAACAAATTGATCTAAGTAATTACCATTATTACGACAATCTTACGCGATCCATTAAACACACCGCCCGCATTATTCTTGATTTAATCCCCAAAATCTACGATAACGCCCGCATTATGCGAATCATTGGCGATGATGGAAAGCCGGAATTGGTGGAAATTAACAAGCGTGGCCAAGACGAACAGGGCGTTGAAAAGATACTAAACGATGTCACCGTGGGCGAATACGATGTTGTGATGGATACGGGCCCCGGTTACAACAGTAAACGCATTGAGGCGGTGCAATCCATGATGCCATTGCTGAGTGCCGATCCTAACCTAATGAATGTTGCCGGTGATTTGATCTTTAGAAACATGGATTTCCCCGGTGCGGATGTCATTGCGGATCGTTTGGCCGCTAGCAACCCATTGGCGCAAATTGATGATAAATCACCCGTGCCGCCACAAGTGCAAATGCAATTGAAACAAAGCCAACAGACAATTCAGCAATTACAACAACAGTTGCAAGGAATGCAATTGATGCTGAAAAACCGTGCGGATGTGGAACAAATGAAACAAGATGCGGAAACCAAGCGCACCTTGATCAAAGAAACCAACAAAGCCCACGAAATTGAATTGCAAGATCAACAAAGGCACATTGACATGAAAATGCGCACGGATACACAGGCGCACGACACGATTGTTAAGACACAAACGCAATTAGAGGTGGAGCAAATTAAAGCCCAATTGGCGGTGTATTTAAGCCATTTGGATCGAATTAGCGAACGCGAGGCAAAAGCCGAGGCGGTTGAAAGGGCAATTTGACAAAGTAATGATTTCGTGTAAAGATTACACAAACCTTACCCGTGGGGTTGCACGGGGTTAATTCTTAGGGAAACCTATGTCGGAAAAAGAAGCGGGCCAAGTGCTCACAAGCGAGAATGCGGCGGAATTTTATGCAAATCGTTTAGGTTTAGCTGATCGTGCGGATGATGTGGCGGTTGAGGAAACTCCCGAGCCATCGCCCGAGGCGGCCAAGAATGAACCGGCGGAGCAAGAGGATGCCAAACCCGCAGAGGAAAAGAAGGCTAACCCAAAGTTAGAAAAAAGATTTTCCGAATTGACAAAACAACGCGAGGCGGCGAAGGCGGAGGCGGAAGCGGAACGCCAACAAAGGCAAGCGTTGGAGGAAAGGTTAAGGTCATTTGAACAACAGGCGGCACCACAAAGGCCGAGCGTTGATCAGGAGCCGCAACCGGGGCAGTTTACGGATGCGTTTGAATATGCAAAGGCATTGGCCCAATATTCAACAGAAACGGCACTAGCGCAACGGGATAGACAAGAGGCGGAGAAAATTGCTAATGCGGAAAGACAAAAGGTTATCCAATCTTGGTCATCCAAATTAGAAAAAGCCAAAGCCGATTTGCCCGATTACGATGAGATGGTTTCAACGGCGAATGTGGTTGTTTCCGATGATATCCGCGATTCCATTTTGGAATCTGATGTGGGGCCACGAATCCTATATCACTTGGCGGAGGATTTGGAATTTGCACAAAAGCTAGCGGCCATGCCAACCCGTAAAGCCTTGCTTGAATTGGGAAAATTGGAAAAGCTATACGAAAAGGCCGAGCCGGCTAAGGATACTGCGGTCAAGACAAGTAAAGCACCCGCACCGGTGCGCGGATTGAAACCAAGTGGTGGTGTTGCGGATATTCCCATTAATTCTAGTGGCGAATTTCACGGAACATATCAGGCGTGGAAAGAGGCAAGACGGGCGGGAAAAATTCGATAATGTTTTTTAATTTAACAAAGAAAGGGAAATTGTCATGAGCAATAATTTATTGACTATTTCAAAAATCACCAATGAGGCTCTCATGGTGCTCGAAAACGAATTGACTTTCACATCGGAAGTCGACCGCAACTACGACGACCAGTTCGCAGTTGTCGGCGCGAAAATTGGTAATACCGTCAATGTGAGACGTCCCGGACGCTTCATCGGTACGATGGGCCCCGCGCTAAACGTTGAGGACTTCAACGAATCAAGCGTACCCGTGACCTTGGCAAATCAGTTCCACGTCGACACTCAGTTCACAACCCAGGATTTGGCGCTATCCCTTGATATGTTCAGTGACCGGGTTTTGAAACCCGCGGTCGCCGCCATAGCCAATCGTATAGACCGTGATGGCTTGGTGATGGCAAAAAACAATACCGCAAATATTGTTGGCGTTGCCGGCACACCACCCACAGGTTTGATCACATATCTAACCGCTGGCGCATATCTAGATGCCGAGGGCGCACCACGCGATGGCCGCCGTGCTTGTATTGTGGAACCATTCACATCGGCAACAATCGTTGATTCACTCAAAGGATTGTTTGTTCCCCAGGAGGCCATTGGCGAGCAATATCGCAAAGGTTTGATGGGCAGAGATTCCGCCGGGATGAATTGGAAACTTGATCAAAACGTGGTCTCACAAACGTTTGGAAATAGCCCCACGGCCGTTTTATCGTGCAATACAAGCACCGCAACGGGATTTTTGACATCAGGATGGGCACAGTTTTCAACAATCGCCCTAAGCGCCACTACGGCCGCCGGCAACCTAAACGTTGGTGATGTAATTCAGATTGCAAACGTCTACGCCGTCAACCCACAAAACCGCCAAGCCTACGGTTCCAACAAGTTGAGAAACTTTGTTGTTACTGCGGCCGCAACGGTTGCCACAAGCGGCACCACTAGCGTGACAGTTAGCCCCGCTATCATCACCGCCGGCCAATTCCAAAACGTTAGCGTGACAAGCCCCGGTGCATCGGCCGTCACACCGTTTAACAATTCCGGCACCGTTTCTCCACAAAACATGATCTTCCATAGGAACGCCTTCTGCTTGGCGGTGGCCGATCTCGAATTGCCTGAGGGAGTGCATTTTGCGGGCCGTGCAAGCGATAAGGAAATTGGACTTTCAATGCGTGTGGTACGTCAGTACACCATCAACAATGATTCAATTCCAACCCGCTTGGATGTGTTGTATGGGTGGGCACCGTTGTATCCCGAATTGGCTTGTCGCGTTGCGGCTTAATCTTAAACATTAGGAGAATTAATCATGGCAAATCCCGGACCAGCAACCACAGTAAGCAATCACCCACAAAACTTGGCCACAAACCAAGCATTGCGTTTGATTGCATCCGCACAATCCGTTAACTTGGCCATTGCGGGTGATACCCCAATGACAGTTTTGGATGTATCTAAATTTGTGCCTACCAAGGTTATCATCACCAATGGCCTAAACGCTAGCGGTGCAACAACCACAATTGCAACGGCAACGGTTGGCGCGTATACAGGCCAAAGCGCATCAGGCTCAACCATTTTGACTACCGCGGCTTTAACTAGCAACACCGGTGGCCCTTATGTTACGCTTACAGATGCAACAAACCTCAACACCGCTATTTCTAACCCAACAAACATTTATGTTAATGTTGGTACTACGATTGCCGCGACTTGTGATGTGTTTGTCTACGGCTATGACCTCACCTTTTTACCCTAATTCGTGAGTGAATAAAGAAAAGCCGCCTACAAAATGGGTGGCTTTTTTTCGTTTTGA